GCACAAATTCAAGTCAAGATCGACAAGTATGAAGAACATTTGCGTAAAAATCATCAAAATGTTTTGCAAAAAGGCAATTTGGAGCAAAGACTTGATACCCTTGAACAGAAGATTTTATCAGAGGCACAACGTCATGAAAAGGCACATGATAAGCTTAGCGGACTCAAGATGACAGTCAACGAGAGCGAAGCTGATAATCTGAGTCGATATCAACATGAATTAACAAGTGTGAAACAAAGCCTCTCTAAAACAGAAACTGATATCATCGGGATTAAAGGTCAGAACTCTTACTTAACTAAGATGATTGAGACCTACGAGAGAGAAGAGAAGATCTACTCTGAGATTGTGGAAGAATGGAAGTTGCATGAACTCTTTATCAACTGCGTTTCCAAAAAAGGTTTACCAGCTAAACTCATGAAGGAAATGCTACCTTCTTTGAACAAAGAGGTAAAAGAAATCTTAGCAGGGGTCGCTGATTTTACAGTTGATATCGAAATTCTAGACGATGATTTAGAAGTTTATTTAAACTACGGAGCTGATCAACGTCGTATCATTGAATGTGCCTCTGGGATGGAAAAGATGATTAGCTCCATGGCCATTCGAGTGGGTTTAATCAACATCAGTAATCTACCTAAGTCAAATATCTTCATTATTGATGAAGGTTTTGGTGCCTTAGATGATACAAACATCGAGTCTTGTGTAAGATTATTAGAAAGCTTTAAAAAATTCTTCAAGACCATTTTGATTATTTCACATGTGGATGCTATCAAAGATGTGGTTGATGATAATTTAAATATCGAAAGTGACGGGAAAGACTCTTATGTTAGATTTGAGTAAACATAAATGGCGACAGATTGATAAATCAATTGAGGAATTAGAAACCGACGAGATAAGAATTGTCAGACCGATTGATGATGAATATATTCCGATTGATTGTCCTGTGTGTCAACATTTATTTGCTGAAATTGCTGATATTGAGGCATATAAAAGACACAAAATGTGTAAAACCTGTGAATTAGATAATTGGCATAAGCTATATAGTAATAAAGAAAAACAATAAAAGGAATTTTAATAATGAAAAGTATTTCAAGATCTCACGCCTTAGGTAATTTAATTGACAATGTATATCACAACACAAGCGATGGCAGTCGTAAGTTAAATTTGAAGTTAGCAGGTAATATGTTAACAGCTTCTTATGAGACCATTGGACAAGTTGCTCGTGAAGTAGGTTTACATCAACAAACTGATTCTCTTAAATATGAAGCCAATGATATTATTAATCGTCGTATTGATGATATTAAAAAAGGATTTAAAGAACAAACTGGCTCTGCTATTAAATTGACACGTTGTAATGAAAATGCTAATCATGAAGTCATGTCAGTCAATTCACAATCTCCATTACGTCGTATTCGTTTTGTTTATTCTGTACAATTTGAGGTTCAAGATTAATAGGATTTACAAATGTCTATTAAGCAAACTCAAATTAATGAAATTGTAAGATGTGGCAAAGATCCGTCTTACTTTATTAACAAGTATCTAAAGATTGAACACCCATTGAAAGGTTTAATTCCTTTCGCGACCTATCCATTTCAAGATACATGTTTAAATGATTTTAATGAACACCGATTTAATATTATTTTAAAGAGTCGTCAGTTAGGTATTTCTACCATCGTGGCAGCTTATGCCATTTGGCAAGCCCTTTTCTATAAAAACAAGAATATTTTGATCATTGCAACTAAATTAGCTGTGGCCCAAAATTTTGTGAAGAAGGTTAAAGTGGCAATTCAGGCTTTACCTCCTTGGTTAATCTTGTCTCCTATCACCTCTAATAATAAACAACAAGTCGTCTTTGCAAATGGTTCATCTATTAAGGCGATTCCTACTTCTGAAGATGCAGGTCGTTCTGAAGCGTTGTCTTTATTGATTATTGACGAAGCTGCTTTCGTAAGAAACTTTGATGAATTGTGGACTGGTCTTTATCCTACACTATCAACTGGTGGTAGAGCGATTATTTTATCTACCCCTAATGGTGTCGGTGGTCAATATTACGATTTATGGGTCGGCGCCGAACAGAAAACTAACTTCTTTAATCCAATTAAACTAAGTTGGGATGTGCATCCTGAACGTGATGTTAAGTGGTTTGAAGAAGAAACCAAGAATATGTCACCTAAACAAATCGCGCAAGAATTATTGTGTGACTTTGCAGCTTCAGGTGATACTTTCTTTCAAAATGAAGACTTAGATTGGGTACGTAGTCGGACTAAGGCGCCTATTGAAATGACTGGTCCTAATCAAGATGTTTGGGTGTGGCGCTATCCTCGAGAAGGTCATAAGTATGTGCTCTCAGCTGACGTGGCTCGTGGTGATGGAGCTGACTCCAGCGTCTTTCATATCATTAACGTAGATACTGGAACACTTGACGTGGAATATAAAGGTAAGTTAACACCTGATAATTTTTCTCAATTAGTTTATGATTGGGGTCGACGTTATAATAAGGCATTAATATGTCCTGAAAATAACACTTATGGATATATGGTGTTATCTAAATTAAACGATTTAGGTTATCAGAACTTTCATTTTGAAAACGATAGAATGAAATATGAATTTACATATGCCTTAGATAAATCGGAGTTTATTGCTAAGGCAGGGTTTAGTACACAGAAGGATAGTCGTGCTAAAATTCTATCAAATTTGGAAGAAGCAGTACGTAATCATCGTTATGAGATTAATTCGCTACGTCTTTATGATGAATTCAAGACCTTTGTCTGGATAAATAATAAACCTGTAGCTATGAAAGACCATCATGATGATGCTGTGTTATCCCTGGCGATAGGTATTTGGATTGCTGATAAATATGGTTCAAAGTTAAAATCAACCGAGGCTTCAACTGCTAATGAAATATTAAAAGGCATGAAGATTAATCAAACCTCATCAGCTAATACCGTGATTAGTCCTTATTATAATAATTCACTTTCAAAACAAATTAATCCATTTTTGCCAATACCAATATCTGATAGTATTATTGATACTGGTCAAACAAATAAAATAAATGCCCTTGGCGATTTTTCTTGGCTCGTACGTTAAAAAAAACTTAAATTTTCTAAAATCTATTATATAATATTAAAATACAAAATATAGAGATTTATTTATGGCTGATAATCAGAGTTTATTTAAAAAACTGACGGATTTATTTCGTTCTGGACCTACTATTCGTAAAAGAATTAAGAATAATAAAAAAGGCGATAGCAAAAGTCCTAGCAGTTTAGATTTATTTAAGAAAAATCATAGTGATGTTTATAATTCCACCATTTCAGCTTATGGCTCTTATGATAGAATGGCCCGTTATTCAGATTTTAGTGAAATGGAATCAACCCCAGAATTGTCAAGTGCCTTAGATATTTATGCTGAGGAAACTGTCTCGGCTGACTCTTCAGGTAAAGTTTTACATATCTATTCTGAAAATCGTAAGATTAAACAATTACTTGAAAATCTCTTTTATGATGTTTTAAACGTTGAATTTAATTTGGTGATGTGGGTTCGTAATTTATGTAAATACGGTGATTTTTTTCTTTTTAATGACGTTTCACCTGATTTTGGTGTGATTAATGTTTTTCCTATTCCTATCTCTGAAGTTGAACGTGAAGAAGGCTTTGATCCTGAAGATCCTTCAGCTGTGCGTTTTCGTTGGATTACACAAGGGAATAGAATTTTAGAAAATTGGCAAATCAGTCATTTCAGGTTATTAGGGAACGATGCTTTTCTACCTTATGGTTCTTCTGTCTTAGAAGGGGCTCGTCGTATCTGGCGCCAATTAATCTTGATTGAAGATGCTATGTTAGTATATCGTGTCATTCGTGCCCCTGAACGTCGTGTCTTTTATATTGACGTTGGGAATATTCCTCCTGAAAATATTGGTGATTACTTACAACAAGCTCAAACTTCTTTAAAGAGAAATACAGTTGTTGATAAAACTTCAGGTAAAGTAGATTTAAGATATAATCCATTATCAGTTGACGAAGATTATTTCTTACCTGTACGTGGCGGTGATACCGGTACTCGTATTGATACCTTAGCTGGTGGTCAAAATACCTCGGCAATTGAAGACGTAGAATACATTCAAAAGAAATTATTTGCTGCCCTTAAAATTCCAAAGGCTTATCTAGGTTATGATGAAGAAATTGGTAGTAAATCTACTTTGGCGCAAGAAGATATTCGTTTTAGTCGTACTATTCAACGTATTCAAAAAACAGTGTTGGCTGAATTAAATAAATTAGCTATGATTCATCTTTATGCACATGGATATAGTGAAGAAGACTTATTAGATTTTGAAATTAAATTATCAAATCCAAGCAGTATTGCACAACAACAAAAATTGGAATTAATTCGTACTAAATTTGATATTGCCTCGGCTGTTCCTGAGGGTTTAGTTGACAAAGAATGGATTCGTAAAAACATTATGGAATTTAATGACGATGAAATTTCGAGAATTGAAAAAGGCAAGGTTAGAGATAAATTAGCTGATTTGAAATTAGAAGCCGTTGCATTACCTACAGCTGATGGTGGTGAAGAAGGCGCAGGTGAAGGTGGAGGAGAAGAAGGTGGAGGTGATATGTTTGGAGGCGGCGGAGGCGAAGGTGGTGGAGGTGGTGGAGGAGAAGCTGAAGCAGGTGGTGGTGGCGGTGGTTTAGCTGATTTATTTGCAGGCGATGTGAAATTAGGAAATATGTTGGCTGAAGATGATGACGATGAAGCTCAAAATGTAGAAGACGATAATGATACTGATCATTTATTATTTGATGAAGATTTAAAAGAAGAAGAGACATATCAAAAGATTAAGCCTAAAGCATCGCAACAATATCGTAATAAGAAATTAAAACATGGTGCTGGCAGTGTCGTAGGGCCTAATACAGATTTAACTGGTGATACATCTTATAAGTTTGATGCCTCAGCTGATTTATTAAATCGTGGTGATAAGAGTCGTGGTATTTTTGGTGGAGTAGAAGTTTCAGCTGATGATTTAGGAATGGG